TCTTTGGCACCGCTGGCACCAATGTGCAGGGCAAAGTCCGCAGCGTTCTGCGCGCCATGGAAGACAACCTGCTGGGCGAGACCATGACCACCGCGCATGCGCTGGTCAGCTCAGAATTCTTTGACAAGCTGATCAGCCATCCCAAGACCGAAGAGGCCTATAAGTTCTTCTCGGCCACTGGCGGCCAGCCGCTGCGCGAAGACATGCGCCGCGCCTTCCCCTTCGCGGGCATGCTGTTCGAGGAATATAACGGCTCCGTCACCCTCTCGAACGGAACGTCAGAACGTCTGATCCCCGCAGGTGAAGGCATCGCCTTCCCCATCGGCACCTTCGATACCTTCACCACCTATGGCGGCCCTGCCAACCTGCTGGAGACGGCCAACACCATCGGTCTTCCGCTCTATGCGCGCCAGATGATCGACGCCAAAGGCCGCTGGATTGACCTGATGACTGAAAGCTCGATCCTGCCCGTCAACAAGCGGCCGCGCATGGCGATCCGTTTGCACTCTGGCAACTGAGGATGAGCTGTCATGACAGCGTTCTCCACAGCGCTAGACGTGCTGTTCAGCGACCCGAACCTCTCCACCCCAGCGCTTTATCAGCAGATGGGCATCGGGCCGGAAGTGGCGATCCACGTGATGCGCCGCAGCCCGGATCGCATGGTCGAGTTTGGTGCTGCTCGCCTGGTCAGTGACAGCGTGGTTCTGGATGTCCGCATCAGCGATTGTCCGGAATTGGCCGCAGGGGATCGCTTCGAGATCAGCGCTGAGATCTTTGTGGTGCAAGGCACACCCCAGCGCGACCGTGAGCGGCTGGTCTGGACGGTGGAGTTATTGCCCTACTGGCCTGACCCGCATGCAGATCACGCCGGCTGATTGAGAGGGCACGCGATGATACGTCTGGAGGTCCTTGGTGATATCGGAACCATGATGGCTGCTGAGATCGCTGCTAGTGAAAAGGCTGTGACCAAGGCTGTCGGTGATGCTGGTAATGGTCTCAAGACAGCCTGGCGCGGGCAGATCACCAGTGCGGGGTTGGGACAACGGCTAGCGCGCACCATCCGCTCGGCGCAATACCCCAAAGGCAAACCCAGCCTGAATGCTGCAGCTCTTGTTTGGTCACAGGCACCAATAGTCGTAGGCGCCCATGACACTGGCCCGCTGATCCGGTCGCGCAATGGCTTTTGGCTGGCGATCCCCACGCCCGCTGCGGGCAAATCCGCGCGCGGTGGGCGCATCACGCCAGGCGAATGGGAACGACGGCGCGGGTTGCGGCTGCGGTTTATCTATCGCCGCAGCGGACCGAGCTTACTGGTGGCCGAAGGCCGCTTGAACACACGCGGGGTCGGCGTGGCCTCACGGTCAAAGACAGGACGCGGGCTGACGACCGTGCCGATCTTCCTGCTGGTCCCGCAAGTGAAGCTACGCAAGCGACTGGATCTCGACCGGGATGCCAAGGCCGCTCAGGAGCAGATACCAAGGGCGATTGTGGCAAATTGGGTAGAAGGCAAAACCGGATGACACCCCGCGAACCCATCCTAATCGCCCTCGCAGATCTGCTACGCACGGTGCCGCATGTGCCAGTGCTGCGCGGCGAGGTCTTGCCCGAGCGCATCCCACCTAGCGGTCTGATGATCCTGCGCGACGGCAACCCGGGCGAGCCCGGCGTCACACTCTCGCCGTTGATGTATCACTACCAGCACCGCGCAGAGCTGGAGGTGATCGTGCAGACCGGCGAAGAGCGTGATGCGCGGTTTGACCGGCTGATCGGGCGCATAGGTGCTGCTATTGCGGCAGACCGCACCCTGCGCGGCCTGTGCGACTGGGTCGAGGCGGAAGCGCCCGAGCCGGTCGATCTACCTGTCGAAGGTGGGGCTGCCATCAAAGCGGCGATCATTCCGATCATCCTGCATTACGCGACCAGCGACGCGCTGGCCTGATCATACCAAATAGCTGACATTCAAGGAGAGACACAATGGCACGAGCCCAAGGGGCGCGCGCGCAGATGGCGCTGGCGTTCGAGACGACCTATGGCACGCCGCCTGCGAGTGGCTTCACACGCATGCCTTTTGCCAGCGCCACGCTGGGGGCAGAGCAGCCGCTGCTGGCCTCAGAACTTTTGGGCTATGGGCGCGATCCCCTTGCGCCCACCAAGGATGCCGTAACTGCCGACGGCAATGTGGTGATCCCGATCGATGCTGCCTCGATCGGGTTCTGGCTGAAGGCCGCATTTGGGGCACCCACGACAGCCGGCACCACAACCAAGACCCACACGTTCCAGTCGGGCAATTGGAACCTGCCATCCTTCGCCATTGAGACCGGTATGCCCGAGATCCCACGCTATGCGATGTATGCCGGATGCAAGCTTGACGGTCTCAACTGGCAGATGGGACGCTCGGGGCTGCTGACCGCGACGGCCAGCGTTGTAGCCCAAGGCGAAACAATCGCGACCACATCTGCCGCAGGCACATTGGCTGATCTGACGCTAACGCGCTTTGGCCATTTCAACGGCTCGATCAAGCGCAACGGGCAAGCCATCGGCAATGTGGTCACGGCAGATATCAACTATGCCAACAACCTCGATCGCATTGAGACCATCCGCTCTGACGGCAAGATCGACGGGGCAGACCCTTCGGTGGCAGCCCTCACAGGCAACATCGTCGTACGCTTTGCTGATCAGACGCTGGTGACCCAAGCGATCAACGGTGAGGCCTGCACGCTGGAGTTTGACTATACGCTCCTCGGTGGCGTCGGGCTGAAGCTGACGGCCCATGCCGTCTATCTGCCGCGCCCGCGGGTCGAGATATCGGGACCACAGGGCATTCAGGCCACTTTTGATTGGCAGGCGGCACTGGCCGCAGATCCTGGCCGGATGTGTACGGTCGTGCTGACCAACAGCCTGGCGGGGTATTGAGCATGCTTAGACTGAACCTGTCAAACACACCCGACTGGCTTGATCTCGGCCACGGCGTCCGCGTGCTGGTGGAGCCCATGGGTACGGCCATGATGATTGCCGCGCGGCGCGATCCGCAGATCGCAGCACTCGGCGACAGCATGGAGACGCTCACCAACGATGATCTGGCGCTGGTGATGGCCAAGGCGGTGGCACGGATTGCCATCAAGGACTGGGACGGCGTCGGTGATGCGGATGGCAATCCCGCCTCGGTGACGCCCGCGGGCATCGACGCCCTGCTGGAGGTCTGGCCGATCTTTGAAGCGTTCCAGAGCAAATACGTCAATTCCGGCTTTCTGCTGGACCAGGAAAAAAACGTCTCTGCGCCCTTGCCGACTGGGAGTTCGGCGGGGGCGCCGCCTATTGCCAAGCCTGCACGGGGCCGTGCCCGGACTGCCCGCAAACCCTGAATGCCCCGGTCACGTTAGAAGGCGTGCAGGTCTGGGATGTTGTCGACCGGCTGGGTGGGCAGATGCGCATCAACGGCAGGTCAGTCACTGGCTGGGATATGGGCGCAGCGCTTCACCTTGGTGCGGCCTTGGGCGTTTCCGCCAAAGCGCTGGCCGAGCTGTTGCCGCCCGTTGAGGCGGTGATGGTGCGCAAAATCAACCAGCAAATTGAGGCCAGCCATGAGTGAGAAACGCGTTTCTGTCCGGCTGTCCGCAACAGGCGGCAAGCAGGTCAAAGCTGAGCTGACAGGTGTGGGGGAAGCTGGTGCCAAGGGTATGGGGCGGCTCTCGCGCGAGACCGAGATCGCCAATGCTAAGCTGGCGGCCTTCGCGCGCCGCGCACGGGTCTTCGCCGCGGCAACGGCGGCGGCCGCGGTCGCAGCCGCTGGAGCAATGGTGCGGTCCGGGTTGCAGACGATCGATGCGCAGGCCAAGCTGGCGCAGTCGCTCGATACCACGGTGGGCAGCATTCAGGTGCTCGAGCGCGCAGGAGAGCTTGCCGGCGTGTCCATGTCGGGTATCGAGCAGGCAACAAAAGACCTAACGCGTCGCCTCTCACAGGCAGCAGCTGGCAGCGGTCCCGCGGCGGCAGCGCTCGACCGTTTGGGGCTATCGGCTGAAGGGCTGATGCGTATGCCGCTCGATGAACGCGTCGATGCGATCAACAGCGCGATCACGCAATTCGTGCCAGCGGCTGAACGCGCTGCCGTGGCTGGTCAGCTCTTTGGCGAAGAAGGCTCCATCGCAATGGCGCGCATCGACAGCGCCACGTTGCGGCAAGCGACGCAGGACATGCGCGATTTCGGAGTGATAGTTTCTGAGCAGGACGCCGAGCAAATCGAGATCACCAACGACGCCATCTCGCGGCTGGGGCTGCTGTGGCGCGGGGTGACCAATCAGCTGACCGTGGCCGTGGCCCCGGCACTTGAGGCCGTGGTCAACGGGCTGGTGGCGTTCGCAAAGGTAACAGGCCCGCTTGGGGTGGCGATCCGCTTCACCTTTGACAACCTGACCCGTTTCGCCACCTATGCTGCCACCTTTGTGGGCCTGATGGCCGGACGTTGGGTGCTGGCCATGGGTCGCGCGGCGCTGTCGATTGGCGGCTTGACCACGGCGTTCGTGTTTCTCAAGGCGGCGATCATCCGCACTGGCATCGGCGCGCTCATCGTGGGCGCTGGCGAGCTGGTCTTCCAGTTTACCCGGCTGGTCAAAGGTGCAGGTGGGATCGGCAATGCGCTGGGACTGCTCAAAGACGTGGCTGCCGAGGTGTTCGGCCGGATCAAGATGGGCGCCTCAGCGGCAGGGGCTGCTGCCACAGCGATGTTTTACGACATCAAGGCAG